GAAGTTAAAATAACTAAATTTTTACAATATTGTGGATCTGTTAAATTTTTTAAATCTTGAAAGTTGCTAGTCAAAATATAATTGGCAGCAAGATAGTCAATAGTAGATGATAATGTTTTTTGTTTTGGCATATCAGGTGTAGATTGATTAGCTCCCATATAATTTAGGTAAATATTAAATAAAATTGAATTAAAAACAAATTAACATAATATTCAGTATTATAATGACAGAACGGCTTACAAAGAAAAAGAAATCTAATAAATCTAAAAAGGAATTATGGAGTCAAATAGAAAATAATTTTAAAAATGAGCAACCTATAGAATGCTTATTTAGAGTGGAAGGGCAGAGAGAAAATTGCGATTTATGTAAATCAAGTGTGAGGTTAACGGAAGATGGATTTTTGGCATGTTGTAATCCTAAATGTAGTATTATTTATAAAGATATGATTGATCAATCTGCGGAATGGCGTTATTATGGAGCAGAAGATTCGAATAATAATGATCCAACTAGATGTGGTATGCCAGTGAATCCCTTATTAAAAGAATCTTCATATGGATGTAAGGTCATATGTAGTGGAGCAACTTCATATGAAATGAGAAAAATTAGACGCTATACAGAATGGCAGTCGATGCCATATAAAGAAAAGTCTCAATATGATGAATTTCAGCGAATTACTATTATAGCACATAATGCTGGAATACCTAAAATCATTATAGATGAAGCTTTGAGGTATCATAAAAAAATATCAGAGCATAAGACATTTAGAGGATTAAATAGAGATGGAATAATTGCGGCTTCTATTTATATATCCTGTAGAACAAATGATTGTCCAAGGACAGCAAAAGAAATAGCTACGATATTTACACTAGATAATACTAGTGCGACAAAAGGATGTAAGAATGCAACAACTATTTTGAATGAGATAGAGTCAGAGATGACGAATAATGATAAGACATCATTATGTAAAACGAAGCCTGAAGATTTTATAGAGAGATATTGTAGTAAATTAAATATAAATCAAGAATTAACGAAATGTTGTAAATTTATTGCCTTGAGGATTCAAAAGAATAATATGATTCCTGAAAATACGCCACATAGTATAGCAGCAGGAATAGTATATTTTATAGCTCAAATATGTAAATTAAATATATCAAAGAAGGATGTAAATAAAGTAAGTGAGATAAGTGAGGTAACAATAAATAAATGTTTTAAAAAATTAGAAGGAATTCAAGAAAAATTAGTTCCGAAGGCAATAACAGATAAATATATGTAAATGATTTAAAAGAATAAACAAACATAAATAATAAATGACAAATGTTTTATTTTTAGGTGTAGTAAAAAATGTAGAAGGAATTATAAAAACGAATATTAATAAAGTATGTTTTTTAATGAATAAATTCCACAATTGCAAATTAGTAATTTATGAAAATAATTCTACTGATAATACAAAAAATATATTGAAAGAATTTTCGAAAGATGAAAGAATAGTATGTATTATGGAAGATTTTACTGATAAACAAATCAAAGAGAGTAGTAAAATCTGGGCATATACAGAGGTTACAGGTTCGGATCATTCATGTAGAATAGAGCAAATATCTAATGCAAGAAATAAGGTAATAGATGAAATAAATAAACCGGAATATGAAATATACGATGTGGTAGTATGGATAGATATGGATTTATTAGATTTCCATTTAGAAAATTTGGAAAGTTATGTTGAAGAAGTAAAAAATAATGAAAAAATTGTGTTAACTGGTAATTCATCTAGGTATTATGATTATTTTGCACTAAGGATAAATCAAGATATACATCAAGGGTACACAAATAGGATTTTAGGACCAGAAATAATAGGAGAAAGATTTTGGCATTATATTTCTAGAGATGAAATATTTGTTACCCAAAGACAATTGGTATCATCTGCATTTAATGGAGTAGGAATATATAATAAGAATGTATTCAAGAATCACAAATATAATTGTATAGTAGATGAGAATGTAGAGAGATATTATTTGAAAATATTAGAAAATAATAAAAATTTATTAAGATATTTAAATTTTATATCTAGTCCATGTAATAAATTTCCAGGAGGGAAAGAGGATATAGCAAATAAAATAATGTGGAAAAATAATTCGGGATATGATAAACCAGTTGTATGTGAACATGTAGGATTACATGCCAGTTTAAATTTAGATGAATATAAAATATATATAGAACCTAAGTTAATGGTGCGCCGTTAAAAAAAAATAAAAAAATTATTTTATTATTAATATGGTTCCAAAAATAATTTTTATTGTTCCATATAGGGATAGGAAAGAACACAAACAATTTTTTACAAAATATATGGAATACATTTTAGAAGATTATAAAAAAGAAGATTATGAAATATATTTTAGTCATCAAGTAGATTTTAGACCATTTAATAGAGGAGCAATGAAAAACATTGGTTTTTTAGCAATGAAAAAAAAATATCCAAATGAATATAAAAATATAACATTTGTATTTCATGATGTGGATACTATGCCATATAGAAAAAATCTATTAAATTATGATACACAAGAAGGAATAGTGAAACATTTTTATGGATATGATTATGCATTAGGAGGTATATTTTCTATTAAAGGTGGAGATTTTGAAAAGATAAATGGATTTCCTAATATGTGGGGATGGGGAATGGAAGATAATATGATTCAACAACGAGTTTTAGAAAAGGGTATTAAAATAGATAGAACAAATTTTTTTAAATTAGGATCTAGAGCAATATTACAATTTACAGACGGAATAATAAAAATGATAAATAAAAAGGAAATGGCAGGATTTTTAAATAAAGATTATCCATATGGTATAAATTCAATAACTAATTTAAGATTTGAAGAAGATGATGAATTTATAAATGTAAAAAATTTTTTAACTGAAACGGATGCAAATTCTCAAAAATATGAGCAACATGATGTATCACAAGAAGGTTCAGGGAAAATAAGAATAACAAAAGAAGAGAGATATGGAGGAAGAAATATAGCCATAGGAGGATTTAAAAATATGGGATCCATTTTTAAAAGAAGATAATTTTTAATATAAAAAGATATATTTATATTAAAAATATAATGAATATCGATAAGATTTTTATAATTAATTTAGAACATAGAGGAGATAGGAAAAAAAAGATTTTACATGAATTACAGAGAGTTGGATTAAATAATTATGAAATATTTAAAGCAATAAAACCAACAGAAGAAATGGTAAAAGAATGGAATCCTAATTTTTTAAATCCAATTCCAGATTGGTTTAAAAAAACTGGAGGAGATGAAAATAAATATAAGATAGGGGCATTAGGATGTATGTTAAGTCATTTGGAAATAATAAAATTATGTATAGAGAGAAAATATGAAAATGTATTGATATTGGAAGATGATACCGAATTTCAAATAGGAAATGGTATAAGATTTAATCAAGTAACAGATATAATGAAAAACCAATTAGAAAATTTAAATTTTGGACTTTTTTATTTAGCAGGCAATCATAGAGGAGCAAAATTAGAAAAGAAAAGTGAAAATGTAAATAGAGTAAAAGGAACATTAACAACTGGTAGTTATATAATAAACAAAACAGCAATGAAATATATAGTTAAAAATATGAAAAGTTATGCAAGAGAGATTGATGTATTTTATTCTACTGTTATTCAAAATCAGTTTCCTTGTTATTGTGTTTATCCACATATAACTAGACAAGGTGAAGGATATAGTGATATAGTTCAAAAAAATGTGTCTTATAAGTTAAATATTTAAATATATTAATGAAAAGAACGAAGTATATATAAATAAAAAAATTGTATTTAAATTTATGTATAATTGTATAAATATTTAAAGTTAAAAGTAATAAATATTTATATGAATATTACTTTTGCGACATGTTGGTATAATATGAAATCTAAATTTGATGTAAATACATATAAAAGATGGATGTCAAATTTTTTGAATAATGTGAAAAAATTTAACTTAGTAATATTTACTAATAAGGATAGTTTCAGTTTTATAGAATCTATAGTTGACAAAAATAATACAAATATTAAAATAATTATTAAAGAATATAGTGAATTTTTAACATGGGAAAAGAGAGAAATATGGATTAAAAATCACGAAAAAAATAATAGTCTTAATCAAAATAGTCGATGGAATACAGATTGGAAATTAAATATGCTTTGGAGTGAGAAAATAAGTTTTGTAAAACATATAAAAGATGAAAAAATATTTGATACAGAATGGTATGGATGGTGTGATATAGGCTATTTTAGAGGAGGAAATAATTTAACTCCAGAACAGATAAGACAATGGCCTAATAATACTAAGATTAATGAATTAAATAATTCAAAAATATATTATGGATTACCAGGGAGTCGAATTGATTTAAATAATTATATTAGAATGCTATTAGATAAAAACGAAAAAGGATTACCAAAAAATTTAATTTCAGTTAATCAAGTCAGTATAGCAGGAGGATTTTTTTTAAGTCATAAAGAAAAAATAGATTGGTGGAGTAATATATATTATAATAGACTCTATGATTATTTTAATAATAATATTCTTGTAAAGGATGATCAATATGTAATTATAGATTGTATAGCAAATAATTTAAAAGAATTTTGTTTAAAAGAAGAAGAAAATGTAAATAAAGATAGATGGTTTGTATTTCAAAGTTTTTTAAGTTGATTATACTATTTTGGGTAATATATCTAACAATTATTAAAAATATAATACCATAATCTTTCGAATGCGTGTCCTTCTGGTGGATCAGTTAAATTTTCACTATTTAATAAAATATTTAAACATTTTTTATAAAATTCTAATGAATTTTTATAAATATTTTCTTTATTAACTAAAAATAATGCTCCAGGACCGAATAAAGTAGATATAAAATTAGGATATAATTCATTATATATTTTAACAATACAACTAGATAAATTATGTTTATTCTGCCAATAAGAGTATAAAAATCCATGTTCTTTAAAAGTTAAATCTTGATTTTTTTCCAAGAATAGCTTAAATTTTGTTAAAAATATAAACTTTTCTGTAGAGTTACCTGTATTATTAATTATTTTAAATAATTCTTGTTCCGGAATAGAATGATCAAACGGATTTCCTTGCAAAAAAATACATTCATTTGGTAAATTTGAATAATTATTTATAATATGGTATAAATATGTATGAGATTCCCTACCAATATTAGGTAATTCAATAACATTGATATTAGGATTAATATTCAATATTTTACCGGATTTATTATATAAATAAACTTCACTATAATTTGTATTTATTTTTGATATCCAATCAATATTTTCATTATAGTAAGCAATAATAACATGTTTTTTTGCCATTATATAATAATAATAATAAATTATCTTTAATATTATATTTATTTAAAGATAAATAATTAAAAAATATTAATGAAAGTTTTAAGTATTATAACTAATAATCCAATTTTTATTGAATTGCAACAATTATCATTAAAAAAATATTTGTGTGATGTAGAGTATGAATATATAGTATTTAATGATGGAAAATATTGGCCCGACCCAACAAATTTTTTTAAACCAGAAGAAAATGGAAGACAGGCCATAGAAAAAAAATGTAAAGAGATGAATATAAAATATTTTAATTTACCCAACGACCATCACAAATTTAATAATAATCCAAGTCAAAGACATAGTGATTCTTTAAGAAGTTTAAGAGAGTATATGATGGGTAATAAAGATGAATATTTAATATTAGATGGAGATATGTTTTTGATAGATACACTTAATATAGCCAAATATAGAGAGAAAATGTGTGCATGTGTATTGCAAGAAAGACCAAATACAAAATATATATGGCCGAATTTGTTTTATATTAATATAAATAACTCGAATATAAATATAGATGAGTTTAATTTATGTATAGATGGTGGAGATACTGGTTCGGCAAGTAGTAAATGGTTAAAAAAATATAATTATGTTTATCCTAATTGCGAAGATATAAGATATTCAAGTAATCAATATGAAAATGATAAATTTTATTTTATAAAGCACTTATGGAGTGGAAGTTGGAATATAGAAGAGTTACCAGAAAATTTAAAAATCAATAATAGGTTAATAGAATTTTTAAAAAATGATAAAAGAAATAACGGTGGCACATATTTTGCAGAAATTTATGATAGATGTATATTTCATTATAGAGGTTCAACATGGTTAAATATAAATGATGAAATATTACATAGGGAAAATATAAATAAGTTAAAAGATTTGATTTAAAAAGTAAAATATTAATTATAATAGAATGATTAGTATTTTAATGCCAATTTATAATGGAATAGAATTTATTGGTGAGTCGGTTCCGACAATATTATACCAAACATATAAAGAGTGGGAATTAATAATAGGAATCAATGGACATCCGAAGAATTCAGATGTATATAAAGAAGCAAAAAAATGGGAAGAAAAAGATAAAAGAATAAAAGTATATGATTTTTATGAAATAAAAGGAAAAGCCGAAGCTTTAAATGAAATGATAAAATATTGTAAGTATGATTGGGTAAGTTTACTAGATGTAGATGATAAATGGTTACCTAAGAAGTTAGAGAAACAAGAGCGTTTTATATATTATTGTGATGTAATAGGTACTCAATGTAAATATTTTGGAGATTTAAATATAAGTCCAAATATACCAATTGGAGATCTAACATTGGTAAATTTTTTAAATGTAAATCCAATAATAAATAGTAGTTGTTTATTAAAAAAAGAGTTATGTAATTGGGATGGAAAATGGAATGGTGTTGAAGATTATGATTTATGGTTAAAATTATGGAAAGAAGGAAAGAAATTTTATAATGTAAATGAAATATTGGTATTACATAGAATACATAATGATAGTGCATTTAATGCAAAAGGAAATAATTTGAAAGTGAATGATTTAAAACAAAAATATAAATGAAATAATTGATAAGACTTAAGAGTTAACTATAGAAATAATTTGTGTGCACATACCTTCTAATTCAAATAAATGTTTAATTTCATTATAATAACTCCACATATTATTATATTGTTCTTCATCAATAGATTTTAATATATGTTCTAATTTATGAATATCATTTATATGTAAAACTATACATAATTTATCATAATTAATAACATCTTGAAATGGAAGCCAGTTTTGATCATTCCATAAATAAATAGGAATAGTTCCTAGTTGAAAACATTCAAAAAAACGAAAGGAAGATCTACCATATCCTCTAGGTGCAAGGGCAAATTTAGAATTGATAGTTGTTTCTATAAATATTTTTTGTAAATTTCCGTTTACAGATGGAGTCCATCCTCCAGAATTAATCATTTTAAATAAAGTATTATTGGATAATATATTGAACATGATTTCTCTTACATTAGGATTAATATGATTTGATGTAATATTACCTACAAATGAACATAAAATTTGTTTATTATTGAATGATTTTTTTGGTAAACAAATTAAAGTGTTGTTTAAGTCTTGGTATATTAATGGAATAGGTATATTTCCTGAACAAGCTCCAAATACAATTGTATTGTCTGGTAAATTCAGTTTTGGTCCATCATCATATTGAGCAATAGTAAAATAACCGTCTGATGATGGATTATTAAAGATCCAATTGTCTAACGCTTGTTGCATTTCATTTTTTTTGTTAGAGAACCATCCTTCAATTTGGAAATTAGTCCATAATGCAGGAATATACTTTCTTTTTGTAATAGGATTATTATGTTTTATAAAGTTTAAAAAATATTCTTCCAAGTATAAACCATTTTTAAATGGTGGATAAGTATCTTTATTTTTACAATAAAATAATTGATTAGGAATCATTATATAGTTTTTATATAATGATTTATTTAAATTAATATTCGATGTAATTTTTTTGTTCTTTTATTTGTTCATAAATAGTTTTATCTGATATAATTTCTCCTGTTAAAGTCATATTCTTAGGATGATCAGATGTATGTTTAAAAATCTTGATATTTAATTCATAAATATCATTAATAAACATACATAATTGGTATTTAGATACATTTTCTTTAGATATTAAATGTTTAACTCCTTTCCAAAATAAATTTTTATCAATAATGTTATATATATATTTAGCTAGACTTAGGCATGTAACTCCATTCCAAAAATGATTATCAAATCCATTAATAGATTTATTTTTATTGCTTAAGACCCATTCTAATAAAGATTTTTTATTAAATTGTTCTTCGCCTATAATAGATGTTCTGATGATTGTTGCATTACAAGGTTCTCCTAATGATTTAGAAATTCCGTATATAGTATTGCTAGAATGTTTATTATTAATTGAGTAATTACCATCAAGTCCATCGAAAACACAATCAGTAGTAATATGAATAAAATTAATATTATATTTATCACATAAAGATGAAAGTTTATAAGGAAAGATCGAATTAACGGAAAAATAACTTTTTAAAAATTCAGAAGAATATTTTTGAGGTATTATTCCAGCACAATTAATTATTGTTAAATTTTTATCTTTTTGATAATATTTGTTTATTATATTTTCTAATTTATCATAAGTATCATTTTCAATGTTAAAATCACTTTTATTTAAAATTATAATTTGGTAATATTGTTTTAAATATTTACTTACATAACTTCCTAACATTCCTGTTCCGCCAAATAAAATAATACTCATTAAATAATATTATTATATATATTTAAATATAAATAGATTAAATTATAAATAAATAAGTATGTCTGAAATAGAAAATAATAAAATGTTAATATTTGGTGGTACAGGATCATTGGGAAATAAATTAGTAGAAAAATATATAAAAAATAATAAATTATATGTTTATTCTAGAGATGAAGATAAACATTGGAATATGAAAATAAAATTTAATAATAATGAAAATTTAGAATTTATTATAGGTGATGTAATAAATGAAAATAAAATTAGTAAAACAATAATTCGTATAGATCCAGATATAATAATTATAGCTTCTGCGATGAAACATGTAGATTATTGTGAATTAAATGTTGATGAGTGTATAAATACAAATTTATTAGGAATAAAAAATATATTAAATGCGATAGAAGTAAACAATAAAAGTTTAAATTTAAAAACAGTAGTGTTTATAAGCACAGATAAAGCTTGTAGTCCGATAAATACTTATGGAATGGCAAAAGCAATATCAGAACAGTTAATGATTGAGAAATCAGTATTAATTCCTAATAAAAAATTTGTTTGCGTGCGTTATGGAAATGTTTTAAATTCGCGAGGAAGTATTATACCTTTACTTCATAAACTAGGTAATGATCCAACTATAGATAATTTTTTATTAACTGATGAAAATATGACTAGATTTGTAATGACATTAGAAGAGAGTGTAAATTTAATAGAACATGCAATAATAGATGGAGATTCTGGAGATATTATTGTTTCAGAATTAATATCTATGAAAGTGAAAGATTTATTAGAAATATTTTCTGAAAAATATAATAAACCAATAATAAATGTAGGTATTAGACCTGGTGAAAAGTTATTGGAATCTTTAATAAATGAAACCCAATCTTTAAGATTAGTAAAAAAAGAAAAATATTATTATATTAAAAGTATATTTTATTGTAAAAAAAATAAAATACAACCGAATGAAATAAAAGATTATAATAGCAAAATTAATCCTTTAACAAAAGAAGAATTGAAAATCTATTTGAATAACTTAAATTTATTATAAAGAACTTAAATATTAATATAATAATATTTAATATATGAAAGTAGCTTTTGTAGTATTTGTTATGGGTGACAAATATATAAATAATTTTAATAAAATTTTTAAAATTCCTATGCAAGAATATTGTAAAAAATATAATTATGAATTGATTATACAAACATCATTATTGATAAATGAAACAAATATGGATAAAAAAAAATTTTATTGGCAAAGGATAGTAATACCTTATTTCTTTAAAGATTATGATTATGTAATATCCATTGATTCAGATATTTATATAAATAAAAATTCACCTCCTTTACCTTTAAATGATATACCGGAAGGTAAGGTAGCTGCTGTTAATGAAAGAAAATATATGGGAAATTATGAATGGAGAGAAAATATACAAAAAAAAATGAAATGGGAAGTTACTGGTAAAGAATGGCATGCTAAATCAGGTGAAAATAGAAATTATAATGATCATATAAATGGAGGATTCATAATATATCAACCAAAATTTCATGGTGATATAATGAAAAAATTATATGATGAAAATATAAATAATTATACAAAATATCACCAAGATGACCAATCTATTTTATCTTTGTGCTTTATTGACAATGATATGATTTATTGGCTTGATGAAAGATATAATAAAATATGGTTTTTTTGGAAAAATATTTTTTACCCAGATTTTGATCATTATCCTGAAAATATGAAAAGAGCATTTGTACATAATTTTTTGAATTTAAACTATTTTACTCATTTTACTAGTGATATTGATATAAAATATATTTAAATTATTATTAAATAATAATAATAATTTAATTCTTTTTAATTAATATAATATTATTAGCTGTTTTACTTATATTATGATAAATTGGTAATTTTAATATTTCAAAAGATAGACTCTTATCTTTATTCTTCCAATCAGCGATAAATTTATTATATGATGATGTATCATAATAAACATCTTCAATTATATAATAGCCATTTTTTTTTAATTTATGTATTGAATTTTCAAAAAAATTAATGTTTGCTTCTGGAGTATGCAACCCATCTTCTATAATAATATCAAATTCATCTTTCAATTCATCATTTAAATTCCACATATCCTCTATAGATTTAGTATTTAATTGGTCACAATAATATGTTTTGATATTATCTGTATTAAATAATATATTTTTATCTACATCAGCCCCATATATTTTTGCTTTTGGAAAATATTCTCTCCATCCGAATAATGATGCACCAGGAACTCCATTTATACCCATAGAAGAAGGTAAATTTGGGTTATTTGTTCCTATTCCTAATTCAAATAATCTAATTTCTTTATCTTGAAAATGTTTAAACAGATCATGATATAATATAGTGTAATTATGACCAGTATTTGATAAATCAATATTACCCTTATCACTACCATTTCTTCCCATTATTTCACATAATACCGTTGTATTACCAAAATCGATATTTAAACTCATGTTATATTAATAATTAATATAGCTATCTTTAAATTATTTTGGATGTCAAATTAATAATTATTTTATTAAATCTCTCTAACAAAACAATGGTGTCCCTTTTTCGTTAAGTCTGGATGAAGACATACAGGCGTTAACCAACCTGGATGATTGGTTCTATGTTCGTCTTCGCCACATAAAAATATTATTTTTTCTGGAAGATAATGTTTTTCTATAACATCCCACAATATGTAATGATGATTCGGTTTTTCTTTATGTATACTAGAATATATAACAATATCATAATAATTGTTTTCTATTTTTTTAATCAAATCTTCTTTAACAATGTCTTGGTAATTCTCTTCATAATCTAATAATTTTGTATAACTAAACCCATATCCATGTAATTTCTTATAATCCATATCTCTATTTTTTTCACATTCATTATAAATATGCGGTAAACACGGATACTCCTGACATTCTTTATTAAAAATTTGTTTTAATCCATGTAAAGTTAAACAGCGTAAATAATCGCCATCTGATGGATTACATAAATATAAAACACGTTTTACACTTATATTAGAAATACTGTTTATTATATACTCACCCATTTTTCTTGTTGTTAAATATTGCTTTGTGTGTATTAACAGTTCTTCAATAAAATTATTACAATTTGTTCTTTCTTCTTCATTTAATTGGTTTGTAGAATTATTTAGGTTAATATTATATTTTTTTATTATTTGTTCACAAAATTTATTTGTCTTTAAAAGTAACTCTTTTGGCAAATGTGTTAATCTATTTCGGGGACAATTTTGTAAATTTTCAAAATATGGAATACATCCGTTTGCCAATATTTCATAATGACGCATACAATCCCACCCACCTTTTTTTCTTGTAATTGCAAATAAAGCTTTTTTATATCCATTATAATAATCATTTTCATTGTCATATTTATAAAATTTAGATCCTACGCCTGTTGGATTATAATTCGCAAGTATAATAGATTTTTCAGGGACTTCATTAACAACTTTCTCTTCAGGAATAGAAAAACTAATAGGATGTAAATAATCCATAATTATATTAAAAGGTAAATATTCTTTAATATATATTTTATTAAAACATGACAATATATAGTTTAATTTATTATTTAAATATATTAAGTTATATTATAATATGAATACATTAATTTATTTATTAAAAGAAAAGTTCTTTAAGTTAAATGGCGATCAAGAATATAATTATATTAAAAATGTGGATAATAATATAATAAATAATATGAAACAAGATGGTATTCTAATATTAGATAATACAACAGACAATATTAACATCATTGTTTATAATAATTTAAGTTATGTAATGATAAATGATAAATTATTATTAAGAATTAATAAACCATATGAAATAGCGTGGTTAAAAAATAATGTTATAGAATTCTCAAAATCATCTGATAATATATATTACAGATGTTTAAATGATTTCCATGACAATGATTTAATTTCAGTTATTTCATCTTACAAAAATAATATAAATATTAATCAAAATAGAAATCTTACCAATTGTCATCATATTATTTTAAATATACTTAATCAAACCAATAGTAAGGATAAAGTATTTATTGAATATGGTGTAGCTTCAGGTGATTTGACATGTGTAGTAAGTAATTTTGTTAAAAAAGTGTATTGTGTTGATATAAACGATTATAAGGTTATAAATGAAAATGTATTTTTTTATAAAAAAACAACAGATCAATTTAGTTTAGAAAATTTACCAAACATTGATTTTGATTATGCATTTATAGATGCATGCCATGAATCAAATTACTCATTTAGAGATTTTGAAAATATATATAATAAAATCAATAAAGGTGGATATATATTTTTACACGATACATATCCCAGTATTGAAGAAAATTTAAAACCATCTGCTTGTAATGATTGTTATTTAACTATATTCAAAATTAAAGAAAAGTATCCAAATATAGAATATATAAATCTTCCAATAAATCCAGGCATTTGTATTGTGCGAAAGTAATTTATTTATAGAGAACAGTATATAGTTTTTATTATTGATTAAATATAATTTTTTTATTTAATCAATTATTACTTACGATAGATAAACATCATTACACCTTTTAACATTTCAAACGCCGATTTTTACGGCATAAAAAATAATTAAAAAATGTAAAAAGGTGTAAAGAGTATTATTTGTATATATATATATATTATGTTTTTTAGTCTTCACGACTTAGATAAAAAAATGTTGAAATACATTAATTATGAAAACGGTGTTTTTATAGAAGCAGGCGCAAATGATGGATTAACTCAATCAAATACAGCATATTTTGAAAAAAACCTTAATTGGACTGGATTATTAGTTGAACCAAATAAACACTTTTATAATAATTGTAAAAAAAATAGAACTAATTCAATAGTGGAAAATTATGCATTAGTAAGTAATAATTATAATAAACAATATATTAATGGAAATTTTAATGATACTGTCTCAAATGGTTTAATGTGTATGGTAACAGACGATTGTGAACATTATGATGAACATATAGAGAATCACAAAAAGGAAAAAAAAAACAGAGTAGAAGTCAAAACAGCAACTTTAACAAGTTTATTGGAAAAAAATAATATAACAAAAATAGATTTTTTTAGTTTGGATGTAGAAGGTTATGAAATATCTGTATTAAACGGTTTAGATTTTATAAAATATAGACCAAAATATATATTAATAGAAACAGAAAATAGGTTAAATTATCAAATTGTTGTTAGAGATTATATGATAGAAAAAAATTATAAATTTTTAGAAAGATTGTCTTTAAACGATGATTTATTTATAGACAACAGTATATAGTTTTTATTATTGATTAAATATATTTTTTTTATTTAATCAATAATTACTTACGATAGATAAACATCATTAAAAATTTTCATAACTTTTTCAGGTGTATATTCTTTATAACAATTCCAATCTTTTTGTTTTTCTATTTCAGGATTAAAATTTAATAAAATTTTTGTTAAATCACTTTCATTTGTATACCAGATAGCTTTATTTTTTAATATATTAACATGACCCTGATCATGACCAAAAGCACTACATATAATAGGTTTATTTAGAGTAGAAAATTCACCCATAGCAAGTGACATTACTTCTCCAATATTTTTTGCATGTATCATAGCATCACAAGTATTGATAAATGTAGTCTTTTCATTTAAATCTACTATAGTATCCATATGAATTATGTTTTTTAAAGAAGGACAAAATTGAGGAAAATTTGCAAACAAAAAATAAATATTAGGATTTGATTTTGCTATATTATATACTACCGAATGAACATATTGTATAGTAAAACTACCTTTACCTCCATACCCGCCAAATACTGTTGCATTTTTAGGTATATTTAATGTTTCTCTTAAATTATCATTATGTTTTGGTAAATTAATCATATGTGGAACTACTGGATATTTTCCATTGTTGCCTCGCACCCATGGTGCTATTGAAGAATATATTTCTCCATGAGGTTCATTACAATTAAAAACACAATGAACACAATTTTTTGCAACTTTGCTTAGTCTATGATCTTTTTCACCACCTTTTATTATATATATTATGTCTATGTTATGTTGTTTTAATATATCATCTACTTCATTGAAATCATTTGTAGGATAAACATATTCAAAGCGATTTTTAAATTTATCAATTGCTTTATTATGATTAAATGAATGATGTTTGTTATACATAATAACTGATTTATTACCTAGAATTTCTTCATTAAAATGTGCGTAATCATAAAGTGATACAGTTGTTCCCATTTCTCCTAATTGATTATCCCAAAAACCAATAATTTTCATTTATAATTTTACTATATTAACATTTTTATATTATTTTGTATTAAATATATATTTCTTTTCCACCATTCTTTATTTTTATTTTGAAATTCTTGTAATTTATCTATATCTTTTAATAGTTCTTTACATTGAAGTAAAGCATCATTCCAATCTTTTCCTACTATAAAAATAGGCATATCATTATTGTAATTAAATGTTACTTCTATTTCGTTCATATTTCCAACTATTACAGGTATAGCTCCTGCTACAATTCCTTCATATATTCTGAAACAATCTAAAGATACGTTACCTCTACCGTTTACTACAAATATAGATTGATTATATATATCATATAACATATCTGGTTTTACAATTTGATTTAATGGATTTCCCCAATCTGTTTGTGTAGACGCGAAATAGCTATTGGGAAAACTATCTTTGAATATCTTACACATTAAATGTCTATCTGATTTGATTGTTCCCACAAAAGATGATATATATTTTCTATCTTTAATTTTTAAACATTCATTATCTAATGAACTTTCTCCTTTTAAAAAATGTTTTACATAACCTAATGGAAATTGTAAACTATTTTTATTATACATAATTTTTCTAGGATTATTATATTGTCTATAAAAAATATTTGTTTTTTTTTGCAATTCATGATAAACTTGTTTATTACCACTTTCATCTCCAATAAATATTAACATTTTTGGATTAAGTTTTTCAATTAAAAAATTCAAATAATCAATCTTTAATACATCATTAAATATAATTATATTTTTATCACTTTTATATATATTTATATCCATATCATCATTTAAATATTTAATATTTATTGGGAAATCAAAATATTTTTGATTAAAAACATCATTTTCTAAAAAATCCTCTTCCCAACTATGAAATCCTTTTTTATAAAATACGTTAATATTTTTGTTATTAATCATATATTATATTATATATTATTTATGATTTAAATATTAAATTGTTTTTATTATATATTATAAAATGATTATTGTAATGTTTCATGATGTTTACAAAGAAATTAATATAAAGTTTGAAGATAGGTATTATATTAATGGATTACTTTCTATTGATTCTTTTGAAAAAAAAATAAAATATTTAAAAAATAATTATACAATTATTAGTTTAAAAGATTATGAAAATAAAAATTATGATGTTAATGATTTTAAAAAACTGTGTATTTTAACATTTGATGATGGTCTTAAAGACCATTATGTAAATGTTTTACCAATACTTAAAAAATATAATATAACAGGTGTGTTTTTTATATCTGCTTTTCCCATTTTAGAAAATAAAGTATGTGATGTCCACAAAATTCAGTTTTTATTTAATAATGAAAATTATAAGCATATTATTTTAAAAGAAATAGTTTGTAATTTAAAATTATCCCAAGAAGAAAAACTGAATTTATGGAATGAAAAAAGTATATCAAAATATAAAAATAATAATTGGTCTTCTAGTGAAATATTTATAACGAATATATTAAGACAAACTGATAATAAAGAAATCCTGGCTAATTTATTTGATAAATATGTATTGGAACCCTTAAACCAAAGCGAAAAAGAATTTTCAGAAAATTTTTATTTAAACTCAAATGAAATTATTGAGTTATTCAATAATAATATGGAAATAGGAATACATGGTTATTATCACAATACAGAGGATAATATAGATAGTATTACAAAAACTATAGATTTTTTAAATTCTATCAATGTTATTACTTCTAACTATTATTCTTATCCAAATGGAATTATTGATACAAATATTATGAAGACATTAAATATTAAATATGCATTTACTACACAAAATATAAATTGCACAATGCAAGATAATCCACTTTTATTACCAAGAATTAATTGTAGTAATATTATGGATTTTGAAAAAAAAATTGTTTTATGTGGTATTCAAGAACAGGGTATTGATATTTGTGAATTTCTAATAAAAAACAATATTAAAATTTCTTGTATAGTCACATTAACAAAAGAAGATTCTATTAAAAATAAAGCAGCCGGATGGGTTGATTATTCAGAATTTTGTGAAAAATATAATATTAAAATATATTACTGTAAAAAATATAAATTAAGTTCTGAAGAAGATATTGAATTTTTTAAAAATGAAAAATTTGATCTACTTTTATTAGGTGGTTGGCAAAGATTAATTCCTAGCACTATTTTAAATAATATTAAACACGGAGGGTTAGGACAACATGGTAGTTCTGAATTGTTACCAAAAGGAAGGGGAAGAAGTCCATTAAATTGGTCTATTATATTAAGTAGAAAACGTTTAATTTGGAATATATTTTTTATGACACCAGGTATAGACGATGGTTATATAATTGATAATAGAAACGTTAATATTAATAGTTTTGACACCTGCAAAACATTATATTATAAAGTTAGTATTATTGTTAAAAACATGTATCTTGAAAATATACCTAAAATTCTTAATAATCAAATAATTGGAACGCGCCAAAAAGGAATTCCCACATTTTACGAAAAAAGGACTCCGGATGATGGATTAATTGATTGGAATAAACCTTTGGAAGATATATATAATCTTATTAGAGCTGTTACACATCCTTATCCAGGTGCATTCACATTTAACGGTTTAAATAAAATACATATTTGGAAAGCACAACCATTTGATAATAATATTACTTACCCTAATGCAAAATATGGAGAAATTGTAGAAATTTTTGAAAATGAATTTGTAGTAAATTGTATGGATGGATTATTATTAGTTACAGATCATAATGCAAAAAATATATATTTAAAAGATATATTAGATAATATATAATAAAAAATCAAATAAAATTGTTATTTTATTATAATTTTATTTACATGTAGAATGATGATTAGATCTATTTGGATAATTTACCATTGGAGGCTCTACCCAAAATGATTTTATATTAAATTTACGAAATAAATCATTCATCCACCAATCGGGAGAATTATTAAAAGGTAAATAATTTTCTACTAATATTCTCGCACATTCTTTTTTTATTAAATAAAATGTTGCTGCTTTTGTTCCTCCATGAGAAATAGGATCTCCTTTGTTATTATATTTTATTTCATTAGATTTTGGATATACTAATATATTAGGATTTGTTGGGGATTCAGTATATTTATTCCAATTTCTATCAAATAATATATCCCAGTTTTCATACAAAGAATCTAATTGTTCAATATATTTTTTTAATAATATAGGAATATCTCCAGAAAAATAAATATTATCTTCAATAATTACACCATAATCATAGTTTTTATTTACTATATCTTTCAAAGATAAATAATGTTTAAAAGTGCAAGAAATCAAACCTCTATGAGATTTTGTTCTATTAGGATCAATCATTATATTACAACAATAAGATGGTTCACTAATTATTATATTATTAATTAATTCTTCAGACATTTCATCCTTATTTGGACTTTTAACCCAATTTATATTATTTATATTAAATTTCCATTTATTAAATTCATTATTCATTATATTTTCCCTTTCTTTGTCTTGATTGTGAATTAAATAATATTTTAATTTTTTCCCGTTTATTATATCTATTTCTTCATTATTAATTATATTTTTAGGATATGCTTCTAGTGTATGTTCCATTTTTACTATTTATATATTTTTATTTATATTTCTAAATCTTTTTAACTTAAATATTATTATAAATATAAAATTATAATAATGTTTACTTTGTGTATTCCTACAATGGATAGATATGATTCTTTCTTAAAAGAGTATTTGCCAAAGTATATTAATAATGATTATATTTCAGAAATAATAATATGCGATGAAAATGGGAATGATATACAAAAAATAAAGAATAATTTTCCTGAAAATGAAAAATTAAAATTACATACTAATAGTCAAAAATTAGGTCCTTTTTTAAATAAAATGAAATGTTGTAAATTTTCCTCAAATAAATGGATTGCTTTAATAGATTCTGATAATTTTACAGATACCGATTATTTTGAAAAGGCAAAAAATTACATAGATAATAATAATGTTGATAATAATGTAATTTTAGCTCCTTGTTGGGCCAAACCTAGATTTAATTATAGTTATTTAAATAATAAAATATTAAATAAATCTACATTAAAATCTTTTAATATTGATAAAGCTCCCAATTATTATACACCTATAAGCGTTTTAATGAATACAGGAAATTATATTATAAATAAATACTTAATAGATAATATTAATATTAATAATGATGTTGAACTTATTAATAATTCAAGTGCTTGTGATGTAATTTTATTTAATACTTTATTATTTGAACAATTAGATTTAAATATAGTTGTTGTTGCTGACATGACATATAGTCATGTAGTTCATGATGGAAGCACCTATATACAAAATTGTAATCAAACAACAAATTATATAAAAGTAGTTCACGACAGATTTTATAAATTAATAAATTAATTAAATATTTAAACAATTCTTTTTATAATATACATAATGTTGATTCCATTTAGAGATATATATAATCAATTTAATTTGAAAATTTCTGGAATTTTCCATATAGGAGCTCATGAATGTGAAGAATTAAGAGATTATATGTCACATAATATAAATCCTGCACAAATATATTGGGTGGAAGCTATGGAACATAAGGTATTACTAATGAAATCTAAGAATGTGCCAAATATTTATCAAGCCTTTGTAGATGAAGTAGATGATAAAGAAATAACCTTCAATGTTTCTAA